TGTCGTTTTCAGGTAAGTTGTCGCAAATAGATAATGGTACCTTCTATACACCAATTTTTTTAGGGTAGTTTTTAGGTAGTTTTTGAGATTACCAAATCCTCTATAACCTATTTAAATTAGAGCCTCGCGGCATTGCTCAAAACATAGGCTGTCATATCAGTTATGGGGGATTTGATTAGGCGGCCATTTAGGGCTGTTAAATTGGATATGACAGTGTTTATGCCAATAGTTAAACTGGTTAAAAACTGATCAATTTCAGAGTTTTTAAAGAATGTCAAGAGGTTTTTGCGGGAGGGTAGGATAATAGGTAAACTATTGAATTTGTGGGGTCTTTATAGTTTAAAGCTATAAGTCTTTAAAGGTCTCTAAAGTCCTACCAGATTGTAAATCAGATTTCAATAAACTTCTGTGACTTCAGAGTCTCTAAAGATTTTGTAGTTTTGGGGGATTTGTGCTTGTGATCGCGGCTGAGTAGATTTTTTTAGCCTATAAAAGGTAGGAAGACTGGGCGGGGTAGGAGACCATAGCCCCTCCCCCCCATATGTATACATGCTTATACATTTTGAAAGGCTTTGGAGTGTATACCAGTTAGCGCGGCAGCTTCAAAGACTTCAAAGGGTGTGGAACGAGTGGAGTATATTAGATATATATGGGTATAACCCCGGGGGTCTTATAAGTAGTATAGTAAGATATTCAGGTTTTGTCAAGCTAAATCGTAAATAAACACAAAATAAACCTAACTTTACTTGACAAAACCCCCATATGCCTGTATAATGTAATACATGACTACCACTAAAGAACTAACAACTAAACAACAGTCCTTCCTTGATAGCCTAACAGCATGCGGTGGAGACACACAGCTTGCAGGAGAGATGGCTGGATACGCTCCTACCAGCATTAATAGCGTAGTTAAGAGCTTAAAAACAGAGATCCTCGATCTCGCCACGAATATACTGGCACAGAGCGCCCCTAAAGCCGCTCTAAAGCTAGTACAAGTTATGGATAGCGCAGAGCCTATCCCACAAGCTAACATGCGTATACAGGCAGCACAGACCATTCTAGACCGTGTAGGCTTAGGCAAGACAGATAGGCTAGATATTACTGTTAATACTGCTGGTGGCTTGTTCATACTTCCCGCAAAGGTGGAAACAGTAATCGAAGGAAACTATGAGGAGATCTAGTAGCACTATCCCGTTTGGATACAAACTAGATGAAGGCAACGTGGCATTGCTTACGCCTGTTCCCGAAGAGCTAGAAGCTTTAGATAAAGTTTCAAAGCTAATATCAGATCAAGCACTGAGCTTACGAGAAGGTGCTTTGTGGTTAGAGTATACAACCGGGAGAAAGTTATCGCATATGGGCTTAAAGAAGATAGTAGATAAGCGCAATGGATAACAAAGACTGGGATGTTAACCCCGACAACTACGCAAAGGATGACAACGGAGAGTTTATACTCAAAGTAGATGGAACCCCGCGTAAGAAATCAGGAAGAGCTAAAGGTTCCAAAGGGCGTGGATACACATTCCACTCCGAGACTAAAGCTAAGATGGACGCGAAGCGATCTGTACGCGAAAAGCAAAAGAAGATGCAAGCAGCGCAAAACAAAGTTAACAGCTACAAGCAATCCATCAAGACAACAACAAAGACATTAAACAAGCTCGAAGACAAAAGCCCCACAAGTGGCAATGTCTTAGAAGCTTCAGAACTAAATGCACTCCCTGCTGCCTTAGCACAAGAGGTTAAAGAGGATGTTATCTTTAAGGCCAACGAAGGCCCACAAGAAGACTTCTTAGCAGCCTCAGAAACAGACGTTCTGTACGGAGGAGCAGCAGGAGGGGGTAAGTCCTACGCTATGCTTGTAGACCCGCTTAGATACGCTCACAGGGCTGCTCACAGGGGTCTAATTATAAGACGGTCTATGCCAGAGCTACGAGAGCTTATAGACAAGAGCCGTGAGCTGTACCCAAAAGCCTTTCCGGGCTGTAAGTACAAAGAAGTAGAAAAGCTATGGAACTTCCCCAGCGGAGCTAAAATAGAGTTTGGATTCCTTGAGCGTGATGCAGATGTATACAGGTATCAGGGACAAGCATATAGCTGGATAGGGTTTGATGAGATTACACATCTACCCACAGAGTTTAGCTGGAACTACTTAGCGTCACGCTTACGAACTACAGATTCTGAAATAGTTCCTTACATGCGTTGTACAGCAAATCCCGGCGGTATCGGGGCAACGTGGGTAAAGAAACGTTACATTGATCCACAGCCTGCTAACACTTCTTTTGAAGGTGCTGATGGTTTAACAAGAAAGTTTATACCGGCACGATTACAAGACAATCCTTTCTTAGCACACGATGGACGCTACGAGAAGATGTTAAATGCTTTGCCGCCTACACAGCGTCAACAGCTACTAGACGGTAATTGGGATGTTGCAGAAGGTGCAGCATTTACAGAGTTCAACCCTATTGACCATGTTATAACGCCTTTTGAACTTCCTATACATTGGGAACGTACAAAAGGAATTGACTATGGTTATGCATCAGAAAGTGCTTGTGTGTGGGGTGCAGTTGATCCCAGCGATGGCACACTGATCATATATAGAGAATTGTATAAGAAAGGATTGCTCGGTACTGAGTTAGCAGAGATGTTAACCAATATGGAGATGGACGATCCTTTCAGCGTAGGTGGAGTTCTAGACACAGCTTGTTGGAGCAGAACTGGAACCACTGGCCCCACAGTAGGTGAGACACTGCAAAGAGCAGGACACAAGCTAAGAAGGGCTGACAAGAATCGCATACAAGGCAAAATTCAAATCCACGAATACTTAAAGATCACGCAAAGCGGTAGGCCACGAATTCAAATATTTAATACATGCCCGAACCTGATACGCGAGCTTCAAAGTATTCCTCTGGATAAATCTAACCCCGAAGATGTTAATACACACGCTCCTGACCATGCATACGATGCACTAAGATATTTGATCATGGCAAGACCGCGTATTAACGACACAATGAGTCAGATGAGACAGCTAAGCAGAGAGAAACATTTTCAGCCTATTGATTCGACTTTTGGATATTAACAACTAAAAATAAAAAGAGAGGACAAAGATGTCATCAGTTCAAAGAAGAGTCATTAGAGTAACGCCTGTTGTTACTACCGCGCAATATGCAGATAATGATGTATTGTTTGGTACAACAGAAATACCCAATGCAGTTAGTGGAACCGGAGAATGTTCTAAGCTTGTATCAGCTATGTTCATATCTAAAGACAGCGAAGTGTTTGACGGAGAGTTGTTCTTTGCTCAAACAGATCAAGCTGTTGGTGCTGCAAACGCTGCGCGAAACGTATCTGATGCTGACTTTGCTGCTTGCAAAGTAACTGGTACTTTAACGCTTGATGGATCTGCCGATGACTATGTTTACGGTGGAGGTAGAATTTCTAGGTTTGATGTAAATCTAGAAGGAGCAGGGGCAACTGACGGAGATCTTATAGCTAAAGCAAGATTCCCTATTTTGCTACAAGCTGAACCCGACAGTAGAAGTGTTTTCTGTTTCATGTTTCTTTCAGGAACAGATGTAACGCCTACTCTTGCAGTCGGTGACTTAGAGCTAGTACTCGGCATAGAGTATTAATGTTTCTAGTTGTTAGTAGAAAAACAAAAAAAAATAACTTTATAACTTAAAAGAGGCTACAATCATGGCAGAAGTAAATATCCGTAAAAATATCAACGATGGCGCAAACGCAATAGATACCCGCGAACTTTCAGCCCGCGTTAACACAACCAACCCAGATCAAGAAGTAACAACCACCAACGAAGTAAAAGTAACTACAGGCACTATTGCAGTAACAGATGACACAAACACTATTGTCACCATTGCTCAACCTGCCGGAACTATACTAACAAACCTAATTGCTTATGCAGCGGGAAATATTGTAACTGCGGGATCAAGTGGTAATGACCTAGACATTTCTATTGGTACAGCTTCGGCAGGCGCACAGCTTCTCGCAGCTACAGCACTTCTAGATGACGGTGGTGCTGCTGTAACGTGGACAGCTAATGTTCCTCTTTACATTATTGAGAACTCTCATGGTAAAGCAGCTAACCAGTTTGCTACTACAGGTGTCGGCCCTAAAGGTGGCCCCGCTACTACAGAAGCCGTTGTAATTGCAGGCGCTCTCTATAGTGCCGCAGCACGTAATATCTTTGTTACGCTTCGTCCAATTGGAGCAGACCTTGCAACTGCCGCTACTACTGTTACTTATATTGCTCAGTTTCAAGAGCTTTAAAAACTAAGTAATACACCTGCCCGATTCTTAGGATGACGGCAGGTTTTACCGTAATAAGGACAACTGAATGAGTAACGAAGAAAATACATTATTCGATAACGCTAACGAACTCTACTTTAAACCTGTAGAGGGAGAGAGCGGTCTAGAGATGAATCTAGAAGACGATGTGCGTTCTCGTTTTGTAGGCTTAGTAATGGATCGCTTTGCAGATGCTGAAAGCGCAAGAGAACACGATGAAGCAAGATGGCTACGAGCCTACCATAACTTTCGTGGACTATATGGAAAGAACGTAAAGTTTAGAGAGTCAGAAAAATCTAAAGTATTTATCAAAGTAACTAAGACCAAAGTACTAGCAGCATTTGGACAGCTAGTAGATGTTATTTTTGGAACAGGCAAGTTCCCAATAGGCGTTAAAGAGACACTTATTCCTGAAGGCGTTACAACGTATCAACACCTTGACATGACTCCGGGCATTGAAACAAGCCAAAGCGCACCAAAGCCTCAAGAAGAAAAGACAGAAAAAGTAAACCCTTTTGATGTTGGCTACGAAGGTGATGGCAAAGTACTAAAGGCTGGAGCAACATTCTCAAGCGGTGAGTCTGCTTTTGAAGAAGCAGTTAAGAAAGGAATAGAAGAAGGCAAGTTAAATTTTGCTAACGGCCCTTCTCCTGATCCTCAAGTATTAGAAATGTCCCCAGCTAAAGATGCTGCAAGACACATGCAAAAACTCATTCACGATCAAATTGAAGAATCTAACGGTTCTTCGGAACTACGGAATGCATTATTTGAAGCAAGTTTGTTCGGCACAGGAATTGTTAAAGGCCCGTTTAACCACAACAAAACTATCGGACGTTGGAACAAAGATGAAGAAACTGGCGAACGTAATTATTCTCCTCTTAATGTTCGTGTTCCACGGATTGAATTTGTCAGTATATGGGACTTCTTCCCCGACCCTAGCGCCACCACGATTGAT